CCTCTGGCCGGAAATGCTTAGAGCAATTAGGGAAATTCAACCAAGTTGGGTCGTGGGCGAAAACGTACGCGGGCTTACTAATTGGAATGGAGGGTTGGTATTCGATGAGGTGCAAGCTGAGTTGGAAACTGAAGGCTACGAAGTCCTCCCGTTTCTACTTCCAGCTTGTGCCGTCAACGCACCCCACAGAAGAGACCGAATATGGTTTATTGCCCACTCCAAAAGCAATGGATGGAATGGCAGAGAACGTAAACAGCGGGAAGGAATTGAAACTAATCAACGGGAGTTTTGTCAACATACGACCAAAGGATGGGATGAGATTCGGTCCGAGTTTGAACGACATAGCCAAGAGGGGAATGTTACCAACCCCAACAGCAATGGACTCAACGAATGCAACGGCAACAATGAAGTCAACACAAGTCAAGGAAGGATCAATGCACTCGGTGACATTGACACGAGCAATGGCGATGGGAATGTTGCCGACTCCTACTTGCAACGATGCAACAAATCTACACCTACCCCCATCACAAATAAACAGGAACGACAGCATAGTAAAGAGAATACTTTTGATAAACCCAGAGGCTGGGAAAACTTCCCAACTGTCTCCCCAATTTGTTTTGGAGATGATGGGCTTTCCAACCGATTGGACAATATTACCTTTCCTAAATGGCGACAAGAGTCAATCAAAGCTGGAGGCAACGCAATAGTTCCACAGGTAGTATACCAAATATTTAAAGCAATAGAAGAATATGAAAGAATCACAACTCCAAACACAAATTAAAAACCGACTAACCAAGCACGGATGGTTAGTGGTGAAGATTATTAGTTCATCAATGAATGGCATCCCCGACCTTATGTGCATTCGCAAAGGTGTGGTGATGTTCCTCGAAGTTAAGACCGATGTCGGTGTCGTTGCACCACTACAAGAGTATGTTATGAAAGTGCTGAATAGCCATCAGGTACATAGTAGAGTAGTAAAATCGGTAGAAGATATTGATGTTTATTGTCATAAAACTTATTAATATGAGCATAAGCGAGGTGTATAATATAGACTGTATGGAAGGGATGGCTAGATACCCAGACAAATATTTTGATTTGGCTATTGTTGATCCGCCTTATGGGATTAATGCTGATTTAAAAAATGATGGCGCAAATAGTAAAAATCATTTAAAAAATAGCAAAGCAAAAATCAATAATTATAAAACTGGTTGGGATTCAAATATTCCTAATGATAATTATTTTAATGAATTATATAGGATATCAAATAAGCAAATAATTTGGGGTGGAAATTATTTTAATTTAGTTGGCGGTTTTTTATATTGGCATAAAAATGTGACAATGCCAACTTATAGCAGTGGTGAATTAGCTTGGCTAAGCTGGTTAAATAAAATAGATTTTGTTGAAATAACTTGGCACGGAATGCTTCAACAAGATATGAAAAACAAAGAGTCAAGAATACACCCAACCCAAAAACCAGTCAAACTTTATAAATGGCTACTTACTAATTATGCCAAGCAAGGCGATAAGATACTTGACACGCATCTTGGCTCTGGTTCATCAAGAATAGCTGCTTATGATATGGGCTTTGATTTTGTTGGGTTTGAGTTAGACAAAGATTATTTTGATGCACAAGAAAAGAGATTTAATGACTTTAAAAAACAACTTAAACTTTTTTAGATGCTTGAACTAATAAGAGAATTAGACTATGCTGGTGTCAAGGTCTTACCAATTAAATACACCGATGGGCGCATTTATCATATTTATGAATATAACACCAAGTTTGATAATGGGTTGAGTGATGATGAGCATCAAGAGTGGATAGGCAAAGGGTTTAGTAATGGCATAGCGGTGCTTATGAGCAAAGCCAACCCAAATCTTAAATGCTTAGACTTCGATGAGAAGAATGCCATTGGTAGGAATGTGTTTGAGAGTTGGAAGGCGTTGATTGATCCAGTGATATATGGTAAGCTAGTAATTGAGCGCACAAGGTCGAATGGCTACCACGTTTACTTTTTATGCAATGATAAGTGTGATGTCCACGGTATTGCATACAACGATGAAGGAAGGGAAGTAATTGGGTTGCGTGGTGATAATTTTAATGGGATTACTTATTGCGCACCTACACCTAAGTACTCATTCATTCAAAGGAGTTTGCTTGAACTAGAGACACTTGACTTCGATGAGATGATGCAACTTATAGATTGTGGTTACCAGTTCAACACCTACAAAGGCAATGCCATCACATCAAGTGGAGGAGTGAAGCAAAGGAGTATAGCCAAATTCCCTCAGCCTCCGATAAAATACAAACAAGTGATGGATATATTTGATGCGAAGGTTGATAAGATGTTTATACCTAATTATTTAGAGAGTGTGGGTTGGTCGTTAAATAATAGGAGGCTTGGCAATGGTAAGGATTATGGGAAGTTTATTGAGTTGTATCGACCTGGGAAGAGTGAGGATGAGAGAACTGTTAGGTCGGCGGCTTATTATTATGACTCGAAGCGATTAAGTGTTTATACGGACTCGGTTGGAGTTAAGCTGCCATCCATCAATAATAGCGAGGGACTCGCATCGTGGCTATCACCTTATCAGGTCTTGTTTTATTTAAATGATCGCAATTGGGATGAGACATCACGAGTAGTTGTTGACCTATGTGGGCAGATGGGCATTGAACTCCCAGAGCGAGTGCCGATGATCTCATCGGTTGCTGGTAGGAATGGGTTAAAGTGGAGACTTGAGATTCGTGGCATCCAACTATGGGCGATTGAAAGTGGTTTTATGATGATGAAAATGTCCATCGATGATGATGCACCATCTCGTTTGATTAGGGTAGTAGAAAATGTAATCTACGACATAGACGAAAGCGACATCCAACGTGCATTTGTTGATTTTGTGATGGTAGAGTATATGGAAGCGGATGCGCAAAGATTGCTTATTGCATTCTTGCCAAGGTTGATGAGTTATCTAACTATATTGCCACAATTTGATGGAAACATTTTAAGGGATAGTGGAGATTTTAGTTATTTGTTGTTCAATAATGGGGTTCTAAAGGTTAGTGGTAATGAGGTAGAATTGATTAAATACAATGAGTTAGACTCGTATGTGTTTGTTAGAGACATCAAGCCATTTGATTATAAGCCTAATTCCGATATTGGTAGCTTCGTTCAGTTTGTAAATATGATTTCTTTAGACGAAGGACATAAGAAATTTTTAATGAGTGCGTTTGGCTACATCTTACACAACTTTAAACGCAAAAGCTTTGCCAAAGCGGTGATGATTATTGAGGATGTAGATGACCAAGAGGAAGCAAGAGGTAGGTCGGGTAAGGGTTTGTTAGGGCAATTCATCAAGTGGATTAGGCAAACTATAGAGCAAGATGGTAGGAATTATAAAACCGACTCCCAGTTCAAGATGCAACGCATCTCACCTTGGACACAAGTGTTTTATTTGAATGATCCACAAAAGGGACTACCAATTCAACAGTTTTATAATTACATCACTGATGACTTTTTAATCGAGAATAAGGGTAAAAAATCTTACACCATCCCTTTTAACAAATCGCCAAAGGTGTTTATCACAACTAATTTTTTGCCTTCATTAGAAAGCGACTCGGACAAGGATAGGTTCATTGTTGTTCCTATAAAAAAGGTTTTTAGTTCGTCTTATAGGCTCAAAGATGCGTTTAATGGGCAAGACTTTTTCTCTGATGATTGGGACTACTACGAGAAGATGAGTGCTATAAACTTCGCTATTGAGTGCTTACAGGTCTATTTGAGAGATGGAGTGGTGGAGTATCAAAACGCCAAAATGGATGATAATAAGGCAAAGAGACTCCTTCAAGATCAAGTCCCAGAGTTCATCATTGAGGTGCTTGAGCAAGGAATTAGCACCTATAAACTCGCTAAAAACCACCTTGAATTTGAGGAAATGATGACACCTTATGACCAATTGCAACACGATAAAGATAGTTTAATTGGTTGTTTTGAGTGGGAATCAGGCGGCTTAAATGTTTACAACTCTCATTTATTAAGGTATTGCATCAAGGCTTTTAAGGTCAAAATGTTGGACAAATATTTTAGTAGAAAGGTCAAAACATATTGCGATATTAACCAATTTGAGGTGTCTCAAAAGAGGAGTGTGAAGCACGGAAGATTTATTTTTATCCACAATTTGGATAGCCATCAAAATAAAAAGTTGATGGCAAGTGATGGCTTTTTGATGGCAAATGATGGCAAGTTGATGGCAAGTGGGTATGAACCTATTATAAAAAATGATGATGTGTTCTAAGAAAATGGCGAAAAATAGCCAACACGACCATCAAAAGCCATAAAGCTAAAAAATTTATTGGCTATCGCTCTTTATTGATTTTCAATGCGTTAGAAGGGGTGAGCCAATAAAACCATCAAATTTCTTAAATTATAATAATAATAAGAATATATATATATACATATATATAGGGAAGAAGTGGGATTTTTGATGGCTTTGATGGCTCGCTTTCCACAATGATGATTAAATAACAAAAAACAATAATATGAATTTAGACCAATTGATGGACATCGTAGCGAGTTGTAGTGGACAAACAAAAGAGAAGATTATGGGTAAGGATCGGTATCGTAAACTGGTGTTACCAAGATATATCTTTTCTTATGTTGCTAGAGTTAAGTTGAAAGAAACCTTTATGGATATTGCTCACTACTTAGATGCTCACCACTCCACTGTGATTTACTCGGTTGACAAGATTGCATCTTATCTTGAGGTAGGTGATGAGTTGACTATTGAACTATACAACTCGGTTAAGGAGGCGGTGGCTAAGTACACCAATGAACCAATAAGAGTGATGCTCACGTTTGATGATGAGACTATGGTCAATCAAGTGATAATGGATATAGTGAATAAATATGAATGTAGAGTAGAGAAGTTATAGACAAAGGATGTGGAAAGTGATAGTTTGTGTATCAATAATGTCTTAACTTTATATGGTGGCAAAAAAAGGATTTTATCTTAAGAATAACCCAAAGGAAAATTGCTTATATCTCAATGTGTTTGTAAGCGATTTTAAGGCGTTTTTAGACACTATCCCACAAAGTAATGGTTGGGTACGTCTAAGGATATTTGAGAGGAATGTAGAGGATGAGAAGGGGCATACACACAATATGGAGTTCGTTGTTAATCCAAAGCATATCATTGATAGTCAAGAACAATCAAACTGAATATTCAGCAAAAATCACATATGAAGCAAGAGCAACTGGATAAGCTGATAAAGAAGAGAAGCCCAAACCTTGGCGGTGCAAGACCAGGTGCTGGTCGTAAGCGCAAGATGGAGGAGTACGAACTAATTGAGAAGCTATCACCAATGGCTGATGTTGCATTCACTAAGCTTAAAGAATTGATTGCTAAGGGTGATGTGAAGGCTCTACAAATCTTTATGTCATACTTTGTTGGATTGCCAACCCAGAAGATTGAGAGCAAAGTGGAAGGCAATCTTAACCAAGTAAGTGTTGAAGTGGTGAAGCCACAAATGGAAAAGGTCGCTTGATAGTGGAGTGGGGGAGAGGCTGATAATGTGTGAGTTAGGTGTCTATTTAACATAATGTTAATTATAAGTCGAAGTAACCTATTATCTGACTACTAATATTAGTAGCCACACGATGAGGGGGGTACTTTAGGAAATCGAAAGGGGGTCGGGTTTATATTCATCCCATTTTTGATACCACCAAAACTCGACTTATACGATGACCCCCTATTTTGACCCTACTTTTGAGATTGAAAAACCGATATAGAATTTTTTTTTATACTTGAAAATGGATGCACGACTACAAACTAACAAGGTCTTTGAATTACTGAGTGATAGCGACAAGCGAATAACCGTGATGCAAGGTGGCTCACGATCTGGCAAGACTTACAATATCCTTATTTGGTTTGTTGTTAAGTTATTGCAAGAGAATGGCAAGACGTTAACGATAGTAAGGCAGTCTCTCCCATCCATTAAGGGAACTGTGTTGCGTGATTTCGTTGACATATTATCTCGCCTTGGTATCTATTCCGAGGACAACCACAACAAGACCGACCAAATTTATTCCCTAAATGGGAACATTATCGAGTTTGTTAGTGCCGACCAACCACAAAAGATAAGGGGTAGAGCGAGGAATTATTTGTTTTGCAATGAGGCTAATGAGTTAACTTATGAGGCTTGGATGCAATTGATTATGAGAACTGAGGGTAAGATAGTCATTGACTACAATCCTTCCGACATTTCATCTTGGATTTATGATGCGGTGATACCTCGTGATGATGCCGACTTTTATATCACTACCTTTCGAGATAATCCATTTCTTCCAAAAGAGTTGGTGTTAGAACTTGAAAGGATGAAGGATGCCGACCCTAACTATTGGCAAATTTATGGCTTAGGTGAGAGGGGACTATCTCAAGACATTATTTACACGCATTGGAAAACAACAGAGAACTTTCCAGAGGATGGTGAGACTGTCTATGGCTTGGACTTTGGTTTTAACGTGCCAACCGCACTCGTAAAAGTGGTATTTGTAGAAAATGCTGCTTATTGTAAGGAGTTAATCTACGAGGCTAAGTTGACAACAAACGACTTGATAGAAAAACTAAAGGAGTTAGGGCTAAACAATCACGATGAGATATATTGTGATGCAGCAGAGCCTAAGACAATTGAGGAGTTGGTGAGAAATGGGTTCAATGCCAAGAGTGCCAACAAGGATGTGACTGAGGGGATAAGAACAGTGAAAGGAACTCCATTGATAATTGACCACGAAAGTGTAAATTTGTTAAAAGAGTTGAAAAATTATCGCTGGAAAACGGATAGAAATGGGAACAAGCTTGATGCACCAGTAAAATTCAATGATCATATCGCTGATGCGATGAGATATGCTATCTTTAGTAAATTAACCATTCCAAGTGTGACTTGGGGTGTAATATAAAAAAGAATGGGTTTATTTGATGTTTTTAAAAGGCAGAAAGGCTTAGACCCTTTGCAAAATATTAGCAACAATGCGCTAAGACAGATTAATGGCGCAGTGCTTCAAAATTATCAGTCAAAAAGTTACGTTGATGAGGGTTACTTAGGCAATGCCGATGTTTACGCTATTGTCAGTTTTTTGGCAAGGAAAGCTGCGAGTGTACCTTGGTACGTTTACAAGCTTAATAAAGGTGAGAAGGCAAAAACTTCTCTATTGCGTTATAAGCAACTAAGCAAAGGCTTGGCGAATAAGGGTGCATTTGAGAGAGCGATGATTGAGAGAAAGAATGCTTACTCAGATAATATTGTGATGGATAGTGATTTGGCTAAACTTTTGGAGAATCCAAACCAATATCAAGCGCAAGACCAATTTTTGGAAAATTTATTTGGCTATCGCATCTTATCTGGTGAAGGTAACATATACGGAAATAATGGTAACATACAAGGTGGTAAATTTCTCGAACTCAATGTTCTTCCTACCCAATTCTTGGACATCTACCCTGACCCACGAGACTTATATGGTCTATTGGGTTACAAGTTGATGGTGTCACAATCAATCGACATTCCAAAGAATCAGGTTTGTGCTTGGAAATCGTGGAACCCAGATTTTAACGATGTGACTCGTTCACATATGAGGGGTTTATCTCCTCTTAGAGCCGCTTATTCTACTTTAAGGATGAGTAACAATGCTCACGATGCAAGTGCTGCGATGACTGGCAATGGTGGAGCAAAAGGTGCGATAGTGCCAAAACCAATTGGTACAAACGTGGCGCAATTTACAATCGAACAAGCGAACATAATCAAAAGAGCGGTCAATGATGATTTGAATGGTATAGATAACAAAGGTGCTATTAGAGTATTGCAAACTCCTTGGGATTATCTCAATTTCGGACTATCATCAGTAGATATGGAGTTGATGGGAACGTTAAAGATGTCATTGCAACAATGGTGTCGTGTGTTTGGTTTGCCGCAAGTATTATTTGACACCGATACTACATCATATAACAACTATCAAAATGCTTTGAGGGATATGATGACAAATACAATCATACCTTTGTGTAGCACACTTCGTGATGAGTTAAATAGGTGGTTGCTTCCAATTTATGGTGAGGATGTATATATTGATTTTGATATTACATCAATACCAGAGATGCAACAAGATATGGAGCGAATGACTCGTGTCCTAAGAGATGCGAACTGGCTAACAATGGATGAGAAGAGAATAGCAATGAATTACGAGCCTAAGTTTGGTGCATATGACTATTCATATGTCAACCAAGGGTTGGTGGTATTGGAGCAAGTAGCAATGGACTTAACATACGATGACACAAACGGAAGTGATAATATGGACTCAAGTGATGACACAATATCCCAAGACAGAGAGCGAGAGGAGATGTCAAGTGGAGCGAGAGATGATGAACAAGGTTCGTAGGTCATTATTTGAGAAGTTAAAAGAAGAATATGAACGCAAAGCAGCGAGAGACATATTGGCTCAAAGTGGAGCGGTTGAGGAGGGAGATAGAGGCTAAATACTTTAACAAACTAAAAGATAGCATATATAAACAGTTTGTTAAGTTTGCTGGTGATGTGAGTAGATATGGTGTGAGTGGTGCAAGAAGTAGGTTGGGATTGGATGTGTGGGATAAGGAGATAACAAGGCTCTTTGAACAAATGTATAAGGAAACGGTGGTTACTTTTGGTAATGCCACTTATCGAGTCCTAAAGATAGAAGCCAATAGGAAGGCTGACACTTTTGGATTTAATAAGGAGTGGACAACTGCGGTGATTGAATTTTTGTTTCAACAAGGGTTTGTTTTAGTTGCTGACATTACATCTACTACTAAAAAGAAGATGAATGATATAGTGACAAAAGGCATAAATGAGGGCTTGAGCATTGAAGAAATTGTTAGATTACTAAAAAGCGATGAGCAGTTAAATTACTCAGCTTTTAGGGCAAGAAGAATAGCAAGAACAGAAGTGATGAGAGCAAGTAACATAGGCGCTATGAAAGGAGCGGAAGCACACGACTTTGAGGTGGACAAGCAATGGATAAGTGCGAGAGATAGTAGGACAAGGAGAATCCCAGAGGATACTTTTGATCACGTTGCGTTGGATGGTGTGATAGTGGGTTATGATGAGCCATTTGAATCTGTGGGTAAGGAAGGTCAACAAGTTAGTGCAATGCAACCTGGTGACATTACCGCACCAGCAGGGTTTACAATCAATTGCCGATGTGCGGTTGGTTTTATACCAAAGAGGGATAGCAATGGGAGACTAATTTTAAAACCAAGGCTCAATGCCGCAACAATAGAGTAAATATGCCAGTAACAAGGTGCGAAAACGGAAAATATAAGATAGGCGATGGTGAATGTATTTACACTTCAAGGGATAATGCCAACTCGGCTTATAGGGCTTATTTGGCAGAGGAGGGACAGAAGGAAGAGACAATTAAGAACGATAATACAAAGAGCAAAAATATGATATACAATTACAAGTCTTTTGGTCAAGAGGTCAAAGATGTTGATGCGAAAAGTGGGGTAGTAAGTGGTTACTTCTCTGCATTCGGAATGATGGATAGCGATGGCGATATTATGATGCCAGGAGCATTTAAGCGTTCAATCCAAGATTGGGGAGTAGAAGGTAAGCAAAGGATTAAGCACTTACTAAACCACGACCCGTCTAAGCCATTAGGGAAGATTAATGTCTTAAAAGAAGATAGCTATGGACTCTATTACGAGTCTAAGGTTGGCACACACCAACTTGGTAAGGATTTCATCAAGATGGTGGAGAGTGGACTTATTAGTGAGCATTCTATTGGCTTTAGAACACTTAGAGAGCAAAAGAGTGGTGAGGCTAATGAGATACACGAGGTGATGTTGTTTGAAGGCTCAAGTTTAACTGCTTGGGGAGCAAATGAGAACACACCATTATTGGGATTGAAAAATATGGGTAACGTAGAGCAAGTTAAGGATCAAATCAAAGCATTCGAGAAGTTTATTCGTGATAGTGATGTCACTGATGAGACAATCGATTTGTGTTTAATTAAAGTAAAACAACTCGCACAAGCAATAGAGATGATGAGTAGCACTGCTCCAGTCATTGCGACAGAGCCGCAGCAAAAAGCAGAAGAATTGCCAGTGGGTTCATTTATATCAATAATCAATAAAATCTAAAAAATGAGCGATTTAAAAGCATTCGAATCTGCCCTCGAATCAAAATTGGCAGAACAAAAGGCTGAGGTTGCACAAGTAACCGAGAAGGCTGCAAAGGCATTTGACTCTAAAGTAGAGCAAATCAAC